TTTTCTAATAATTGCATAGGATCTAATCCCATCATTTCAATCCCTGCTCCTAAACCTGCTTGAGGCATAGCTAACATTTTTGCTGTTAATGGCATACTTCTAATAGCACTAGTAATAGCTGCCACATCGCTTGCAGCTTGTTCAGCTGTAGCAGGAGCTACCGAACTTTTTTGAGTCAAAAGCATAGTCATCATTCTGCTAACTGATTCTGCAGATGTAGCATATTCATTAGTAGAAGAAACAGCACTTCTGGCAGCTCTTTCTAAAGCTGGAAGTGCTATACCAGTTTTCCTAGCTGCATATCTTAAATTAGAAAATAAATAAATTGAATCTTTAGTAGCTGCTTCTTCAGCTTTTTTTGCTCCAACTAATTTACGTTGTGTATTAGTTAAAAGTATAGATGCTTGAGTAGCATCATCATAAGAAAGTCCAAATGCTGTAGCATAGCGACGGATACCTCCTAAACTCTTTGTTCCACTTTTCAGAATATTAAAAAAATCTTCTGATTCAACCATTAAATTCTGAGCAAAAATACTATGAGCTGATCTTACTTCGTCTGTCTTCATAGCAAAATCGTGAGAAGCTTTAGCAAGAGTCCCAGAATAAAATTCAGCTTGTCTGGCTACTTCATAACTGGATTTTGTACTTGATCCTATCATAGTAGTATAACCAGCTACACGATCCTTTAACTGATGCAAATTTTGATAAAGACTATAAGCGATTGTACCTACACCGATAATCCCTACCATAAAAGTTGAAACTGCTCCAATACCCCCAGCTGTTAATCCTCCAATAATACTTCCTAGACCTTTACTAATTCCAGCTGTAGCTAAGCTACTAAGCCCTCCTGCCATTCCTTCTTCAGATGTAAACTGTTTAGCTATTTGAAGGGCATTTCCAACTTGTTTTGTCCAAACAGTAGTGTAATATACACGAAGTTTATTAGTAGCTAATGATGCTGTTTCTTTATCTCCAATTCTCTGCAATAACCGAAGCTGTCCGACCATTTCATTAGTAGCTCGTTGTTCCTCATAATCAACACCTTTCATCTTTGAAATACGTTTTTCCGCATTCGCTATAAAAGCTTCTTCAATAGCTTTTTTAGTCTTTTTAGCTTCATCCGTCCAAGCTTTTTGGCTTTTGGTTAAATTTAATATATTGGTTTTAGATTTTTCTTCCAATTTATTAAGGGAGGCAAATAGGGTTTCGACAGCTTTAAGTTTAGTCAAAAGAAGGGTAGATTTATCATCCAAATCTTTCATCTCAAAAACTTCTTTGAGATCTTGTGTAGCCTTTTTTAACTCTTCTATAATCTTATTTAATTCTAAATCTGCCATAAAAGTCACCCTATATTATCTGATGTATTTTTATATTTTTCTCGCAATTCCGTGTCTAGTTTCTCTTTTACTTGATTGAGTCTAGCTGCTACTTCGATATATCTCGTAATGATTTTGTCTATTTCTTCTTCAGTAGTATGGAATTTCTTTGCAATATCAGCCCTAGACATATGTTGTGATAATTCAAAAATAAAGAAATCAGGAACAGTAGAAATATCCTGTTCAGCAACTTCAAGATCTTCTATTGGAACACCCTCATCTAATCGCATATTCAGTACTGACCAAATAAGTTGTAATCTATTTGGGGTACGTTTAGATCCGCTAAATCTTTCCTCACTAACGACCCCGGCCGCGGATCTTATTAATTGCCAATAGGCACGAAACTCGGAGTCGTTTAGGAGTTTTTTAGTTCTTCACCTGCTTTTATTTCTCTAGAACGTAATTGATTATATGCGTCAAATATTTGCATTACAACATCACCGGGAAATACCCCGATAAATTCTTTAAGAGTTTCAGGTTTGACTGGTTCTCCATTAACTTCTTTAACAATATAAGGAATAGCAGCAAGAATATAATTAAAGTTTTCTACACCATTTTTAGGAACATCAGTTAAACCTGCGTCCTGCATAGCCTTTAAATCTTCCAAAAGCGTCATAGTACGAATTTTAAATTTAAAAACCTTGTCCTTTAATTTTACTTCAACTTCCTTCTCTAGCATTCCTTCCATAATAAGAACTTTTAAATCTTCAAGTGCTCCCATTGGGCACCTCCTTTAAATTAGTTTAGAATAATTCACTTAATGATGGCCATAGTGTTTTATTTGCATCTATTGAAGTAACATCAACTTCTACATCATCTGCAATAACTACTTCATCAGACCATTCTTGTCTACGTCTCCAACTTCTAATCACACAATTCCTATATATGGTAACTTCAACTTCATCTTTATTATTTGGATTAACGTGATAAACTTTAATATCAAAAGGTTTTTGCATTTCTGCTAACATTCTGAAATCTCTACTATATCCAAAAATTTCCGCCAGTCTTTTTGTCCATAGTGAAAATTTTTTTAAGGAAACAGAATATTTTGAACGTCCAGGAACGATCTCCATTATTCTATCACCTATACCTACACCACCAATAAGCGTATTAGAACGTTCGTGGTTAGGACTAAGTTCAGTTGCTGTTCCAATTTGTACATCTGTTGAGTTCGTTGTACCAGTTGTATTATTGGAGCTTTCTATAACTGAGCTTCCTATAACTACTTGTAAACTAAAAACTGTTTGAGTCCTAACTCCTGGAGCTGAAGGACCGTAAAGATTCGCCATAATATTTTACCTCCTATAAGATATGATTTGTAGTATCAAATATTTTATCCAATTGTCCGCTATTACCAATCAATTTGTAGAAAAATTCTTTAGCTGTCATGTCAATATGTTTTGACAAAAAGTCCAATAATTTTGGACCTACTAATAATCTTAAAGCACTCCAATCGTTTTGGTCTTTATCTAGTTTTTGTGCAACTTCTGTAATATGAGAGAGATTGTAGATTAACTCCTTATTTACACTTGATTGCATCTTAATAATAAGTTGTCTTATATCCTCTTTAATTGGACGTGGTTGTTTTTTAAAACGTTCTTCTATAACTTGAGGAATCTCTTTTTTAAAAGATCCGCCACGCTCAATAGCAGTAAGAAGAATTTTACTAACAGTAAAAGAGAGTTTCATCCTGTTTTTGACACGAGATTTTTTCAAACTCTTCAAATATCTGTTAGCTTCTAATATATTCACGCGATTGATCCTTATAGTGATGCTACATAACTAAATGTAACATTGATTTCTCTAACTTTCTGAACTGGTTGAACTGGAATAACTACATTAATTTTTCTAGGATCAGTACTATCTACTGAAATCTCTGGTGATCCATAACCTATAATAATAGATGGAGCCTTTGCTTTATTTTCCAACATACTTATGAGTCGTGCTTTTATATTTTCTAATGTTGTAGGCAATAAAAGTTTAGTTCCAATAACTGTTGCATCTAATACCTTAATAGCAGATTTTGCAATATTATCAGAAATCATAGTAATAGTCGGTTCGGCTTCAAAAATTGTTCCAGATTGAGATGTCGTTATATCTTCACGGCATTTATAAACTCCATCCATTTTCTGAAATAATGTAATACCTAAAGCTGCAATAATATCTAATTTCCTATCATCCCATTCTTGATCTTTACGAACCTTAAAAATAGTACGAGAAGGTTTACGTAACATAGAAGTTGCTAAATCATATTCAATACGACTCATCATAGCTCCTAAAATTACTCCACCATAACCACCATCTGTTTTAAAATCTACATATTCACCTGTTCCTGGTATAGGAATTTTAAAAGTTAATTGCGATGGTCCTACTATAATTATACGACGAGAATCTGCAAGTGCTACCATATTAGCATATTTACTTTTAGCATCATTGAAATCTCCAACTGACGGATTTAAAATCCCAATACGAAATTTCTGAAACTGCTGAGAACTAGCATCTTCAACATGATTAATAATTTTGTTATTTAATGATGGATTACCAGATTGAATTACCGTTGAATCAATACCTGTTATAATATTTGGTAAATCATCCGATTTAAGCAAATCAAGAGCAGCTTCATATGTTAATGTAGTTGTATCATACGGAACAAGCATAATTTGTCCAGCACCTTCGTTAAATGCCAAATAAGCTGCCATTGCTAATTCATTAATATAAAATGCATTTGAAGGATCTGGATTTGTCGGGTCCAATACCGGTCCAAACATACGATATGCTTCATCTGTAGACGTAATAATCTGTCTATCATATGGAAATGGTAATATTACAGTAGCCATATAAGCAGATCCAGTCTCTGGTTTATTACTAGAAATTGTACCCCAATATACATATACAGTCACTTTACCTTCCACAGTATCATCTACTGCATATGTATAATCTACAGACGAATCTTCAATAACTACAACATAATCTTCATTTGCTGGTGGTTCACTTCCGGACGGCGACCAATCAATAGTTACTTGTAATTCGCCTCCTGATCCGTTGGATAAAGTAAAAGTATAATCTGTCCCTGCTATATATTTAACAAAGCTTGTTCCTACTTTGCTATATACAGCAAGAACATTTGCACCTGAAGCTGGAGTTGATAAAGTAGTAGTTATAGTATCTGTACCACCTGATGATCCGTGAGTTACTGTATAAATATGGTCTGCCGGAGCTGGATTATATCGTGTACCTCCTTGCCATATACGTACTACACGCTGATTATCTGAGATAGTACCTAAAGATGGATCCGGTACTAAAAATGTTATTGCATCTGGGTTTGAATTTGCTCTCCTAGCCTCAACATTCAATCTTGGAAAAAGATTTGGATTTGTTGGTATTTTCCCTACAATAGCTAATAATCTGTCGCCACCTACAGCCGGATTTGCAAGTGGTTGAAATTGATTTGTAATTCTAACGCCTGGCGATGTGTATGCCATAATTTACTACCTCCTATGTGTTTTGCGTTTTTTCTGTTTGATTGTTACGTCTGCTTACATTTGTTCTCAAAATTTTAACTTCATTAATTATATCACTAAGTATTCCCTCCGTAGAGTCTTCAATATATTTTTTATCTTTTTTACTCTTTTTAGACCCAAGAAGAAAGTTTATAAAGTTAGTTTTTACAGTTTCAAAGTTGTTTTGTAAGTTACTTTCAACTTCAGGTAGAATAGATCTAAGTACTCTTACATTTAAAGCCGCAGCAAGAGCAATTTGAAATGCTCGCGTCTCAAATATTTTTATTCCAACTATTCCAGGAGTTTTAGGAGTTCCAGAAGTTCCAGGAGTTCTAGGAGTTCCAGGAGTTCCAGAAGTTCCAGCAGATATACGTATTAATTTTTGTATAGCTTCCTTAATTATTTCTTCTGTCACTTCAAAAAATACATTACGTAAGTTAATAATACTACTTGTATCGTCAACAGTTGTTTGAATATCAAAATATTTCGACAACTTTTGTGGATTAAGCTCTCTCTCTAATAAATCTATTAATACTTTTTGAAATTGTGAAGCTATCGATGGTGTAAAGCTTTCTAAACCTAATATCTCTGTATCAAGGTGCCATTCTTTTAATAATGTTTCAATAATATCTTTTATAATATTCGCAATCTCATCAGTATTAAGTATTGCTTTCATCTTTGGAAATACATTTTGCTGTAATATGTTTGCTAATACTTGTGCATAAATCATCCTAACAAGCTTATCGGAAAAATATATTTTATCATTCAAATCCTCAACAGTATATGAGTCGTCAGGTAATTCTTCAAGAACAGCGTCTAAATCTTTATATTTACCATTATCATCATCATTTTTAGATTTAAATGAAACTGTAACCGCATAAACAGACTGGCGATTTTTTCGTTCTTCTCGTTTTTTCTCTATATGAGCTTTATAATTATCTAAAAATTTAGCAAAAAATTGCGTAAGTCCTTCCTTAGTTTTAACTTTATCAATAATTTGATTAATAATATTCTTATCCCTTACTAATTTATCAAATGAAATTCTGGTTTGTGAATCGGTTAATTCTGGCGTTAAGTCTTCAACTGTTTTTGCTAAAAGTTCATATAAGGGTAAATTTTTATCAGAAATATTCTTTTCACGTAAAAGTTTAAAGAGTTCTGCATCGTATAATTCATTATCAATATATGATGTAGATCCATACTTTCTTTTTATAGTAAAAAAAGATTTATTGACAGTATTTAATATCCACATAACTTCTGGTTTATTTGGATATTTAAAAATAAATTCTAAGAGCTTCGCTACATAATCATTTGGAGTTGCTCTACGATCAAGCGATGTTACTAATTCGTCAACATAACTAGCATATGTAGGTTCCTGTTCTTCCAAATACTTTTTCATGGATTTCCTTCCAGATATACTATATCCTTCTGGAAGGATTTTATAATATATTACAGAATCTTTATCTTTATGATAAGAATCAGGTGACAAAGGATTCAATATTCTCTTTATTTTTTGCTCCTGTTCTAATCTACTTAAATATTTATTTAAATAAACATTAGATACTGCTATAAATGCGTCTTTACTCCAGTCGTCTTTATCTAAGCTTGCAAACTTCCATAAAATATCATGCCAATGAGAAGATACTATATATCTAATTAAATTTTCAATCTCAACAGTTTCTATAGCTTTATATGTAGTTTTATATGTACCTTTTTCAATCACAACAAATGGATTAAGTTTCATTAAAGCTTGTATAAGATTTCTATTATCTAGTAGATTTAATGCGACATCTACTATATTTTCTACTATAAATGCTTTCTTCTCTTCCATTTGTTCTTTTGCTAATGCTATTCTAATTGTATGTACTAAATACATATCCACAAACTCCTTTTCTTTAGAGTTTATTTAATCATTTCCTGCATGAACACCTAGTGATATAACACCACTTCTTTGCTGCCCAATAAGTATTATTTCAATATCACTCATTATAGGGTAATCTACTACAAGAATACACGCATGAAAACCGCAAGCTAAAACACGACTTCCACATTGTACTAAATCAATTTTTTTATCCTCAGCTCCAGCCGTTATCAATATTTTTGCATGATTTATTACATCCGAACGGTCAACTCCACTAAAGACAAAAGCAAATTTATTATTAACAGCTTCAGTTCTACTAATAATAAGTGTTTTAGTTTCTCCTGGATTAACATTTAATGCTTTATACATCCTTTGAAAATCTTTCATGTAGACTCCTTTTATTCAAAAATCTTACGGAGAATCTTAATCATTTCCTGCATGAACACCTAGTGATAAACCGTTACTTGGACCAGTAATAGATATTTCAATATCACTTACTATTGGAAAGTCCACTGTAAGAATACATCCGGCATCACCACAATCTAAAATAATATCTAAACAATCTGTCAAATTAACTTTTTTATCTGCCGCTCCAGCTAATATCCATATTTTTGCATATTGATATAAATCACCTGAACCAACTCCACTAAAGACAAAAGCAAATTTATTATTAACAGCTTCAGTTCTACTAATAACAAGTGTTTTAGTTTCTCCTGGATTAACATTTAATGCTTTATACATTCTTTGAAAATCTTTCATTTAATCCTCCTTTATGGTTTTCCGCCAAATACTTTATCTAACTTATTAATATCTACTTCATATATAATATCGCCACGGCGAGAAATAATCTTCTCACCATTGCGACCTATTTCATAGGTTGGTTTATCAGCAAGTCTCATAGAAAATCTTTGATACGTAACTTTATTTCCAATGGCTCTAGATGGTTTAACAGATGTAATATAATATCTTCCGAGTTCTGTTCCATCCTTATTATACTTAATTATAAAATCATATGAAAATGTTGTAGAACCATTTTCTAAAGGAATCCAAGGTAAAGTCCAACCTTCTAATTCCTCTTTCCAATCTCTGCCCCATTCTTCCATTGAAATAGACTCATCAGCAAATGGCTGAGATATAATGATTTTTCCATCTACTCTATCTTTGTTATAAAAGAGCCTATAACCACCTGAAATCCTAGTTCCATAACATTCAAGACAATACTTTCTCATAACTTCCTTACTAATAGGATTATAGCAACTACAATAGTCTCCGTCAAGTATCCGCTTCACTAAAAATACATAGTTACCACGTGCCTCTATGAGCCTCTGAAGCCTCTCTATATGCTCATCTAGAATATTCTGTCCACCTGTTGCTTCCTTAATAATATTACGATCATACATTTCTTTAGGATCCCATAAATCCGTTAAACTCTGAAATGTATGAGTATATATACGTTCTTCTTTTGATTTAGGTATATATCTTGATTCTCTAGGATTACTATTCGGAATATAACTAGACATGAATCACTCCGTGTATTGCCATAATTGGTTCACCAAATGATCTACACGTTCACGTAATTCTACCCAAAGTGTATAACTCTCAGCTCTATCAACTGGAACAAAAAACTGATGTTCAGTCCAAAGATCAACGCTAAATCCACCTTTAAATACTTCTTCACCTAATTCTCCATCTTTTTCAATCACACCATCTGTTTTCATAGATTTTAATACAAAACCATGAGCATTATGTAGATGCTGTGGAAGAATATACACTCCATAAGCGTTTATTAAATCTGTTAATTCCTTTGCTTCGTTTTGTGATTGGGCATAAACATTTATACTTATAGAAAAATCAAAACCTTTTCCATATAATTCGCCAAGTATAGTAGTGTCTTTAAAAGTTTCAATATAAATTACTTTACCAGGTTCTATATCATTAAAACTTCCAAAGAACAATATTGCACCAGGTATAATATCATTTCTTACTTCCCAAGGCTTTACAGCAAAATAGCTATATGTTCCTGCATTTCCATCAGACACTCTTAGATTAATTTCTCGTTTATTATCTCGACCAATATTAACAAATTGCAATCCATATACATTGTCAGTTCTAGGCTTAGAATAAGTTTTATCTGTTTCTACTTTGGTTACTACGTAAGGAATTATACTTGTTAATCTTACGTTCCCATAAACATCTTCAATAAAATTAGTAAAATCTAGCCTAAATTCTGAAGCACTAGAAGTATCAACAATTACCGCTGGAAATTGTCTGCCATCAAAATTATATTTCTCTGAAACTACTACAGGAGAACGTTGAAATCCAGAATCTTTTGATCTAGTATAAAACGGATGTTCATCCAATAAATTCTGGATCTCTCTGATAAATGCCTGTCTGATGAAACTATGCAGATATCCAAACAAAAGTTATACTCCTATTGTTTTTTCAATTGCTTCAATTCCTGCAAAATCTTTCCTATTTCTTCCGCTTTATCTGCCAACTCTCTCTTCTTTTGCGCAAAATCAGAAATTTTATCTGGATCAGTAGGTATACTATTTAAATCTTCATCTGATATTTCTTCTCCAAAAATATATCTTTTATTTTTAAAATTAGAACTTTTTTTATTATTAGATTCAAAAATATTTATAACGTTATAATCCTCTGGTGACCATTCTTCTGTATCTGTATTTGTAAAGTCATAGTCAGGAGTCTCATACTGTCTAGCATAAAATGGATCCTTTTTAGCTATTTCTATATCTCTATCTTTTGCAGATTCTAGAGACAATTCAGCATCTTCATCTAGTAATTTTTGTATTTTATCAAGAAGGACACGTTTATCCATTTTATCAGCTTTAGCTCTTAAAGCTTTAGCTTGTTCTAACACTTCTGGAGTCTGAAATGTATTATTATTTATCAATTCATCTAAAAAAACTATAGGATCCTTATCGGCGCGTTTCCATAAATTTGCAATAACTAATCTACGATTATATAAAGAACTGGCTTTGTTAGTTTTTGGAGAAAATAATTCTCTATCTCTTTGACGATAAAAAGCATCCGTATAAGCCATATCTTTATCTAATATATATTGAACTCTATTTAAAATAGTCTTTTCGTCCATTTTATTAGCTAAATATGCTTTTTTTAAAGCGTCCAATTCTTTTATACTTTGAGGATCTTTTACTAAATTCTTTAATTTTAATAAGAAAGATAAAATATCAAAACCTGAAAACTTCCATAAAAGATTAAACTGTTCGGCAGTTAGTAAACGAGTATTTCTAAATGTTGATCTAGATGTTTTTGGATTTGATATAGGTGGAGCAAAAAGATTTTTATCTTGTTCGTGTTGCGTCTTATCTATATAATTCATATCTTCTTCTAAAAGTTTGGTTAATTCTTGTAAAAGCAGTTTTTCAGCAATCTGATTCTCAAGATATCTTTTCTTTAAATCTTGAAACTTTTTCTTAACCTCTGGTGATTGAAAAGTGTCTTCTAACTGTGACAAAAACAAAGGCAAATTCTGGTTCGCACGTCTCCATAAAGCTCTAACTTTCCTTTCTGCTGCAATTCTTTTAAAATTTACAAAGCTCATAAATTGGGCCTCCTTGGAAGAATATTTAAATCGAGCATTATCTTATCTGCCAATTGATTGGCATATGCTTCTAACATCTGATATTCGTATCGTCTTATTTGTTTTTCAGTTTCTGAATAACTATCAAGTACAGAAGCTATCTTTTTTAATCTTTCTACATCTTGATGAGCTGTATTTTTTACACTAGCTAAAATATACAAAGTATGTGAATCAACATCAGCTGGACTTACTACAGCAGATTGTTCAATAAAATTCAAACCACGGTTAAATTCGAAAACTTTACGCCCTCCAACTACTAAATTTTTTAACCTTGAAACACATTCACAGAGTTCCGATGGATTTCTGGCTATGTTATGACAATGACTACACTCAGCTTCTTGAACTTCGACACCCATAGAAAACGAATTTACAGTACCGTTTTCTACCATTGATGCATATTTTGGAAAATCATCTCTATTTACAAAAATTAAAGTCTCTACATAATCTCCATCTGGTCTATTAGATGCCGTTTTTGTTAAAGGACGCCAATAACTTCCAGCTATCATTCCACGAATATATGGGATCTCCATCCTGTGGTCCAATAAATGCGGACGCATAAAAAATGTAGGATAATATTTTTCTAATTCTGCACGTTCAAAAGCATCTCCATTCTTGTTTGGACCCCAAGTTTCATATGCAGAAATAGCACGAGTTGCAAAAGCTAACAGATTCGGTTTCTTTTCTGCTATAGTTCTATATAAATTATAATTCTGTTTACGAATATCTTCCTCTCCCAATGTAGCAACTTTGGCATATTCTGTAGCGTGCCTTTGTGCTAATTCTTCAAACAAATTTAAAGGTTTTGATTTAATATCTATAATTGCTGATTCTGCAATTTTAGTAAACATATACCTTTTATCCTCCTTAGTCTATCATTGGATTTCTTTTTTTCATATCTTCAAACTCTGTATTTATATTATCAGGCAACAAATGAAGTTCTTTCATACTTTGGATTAAAGCTCTATTTTGTTCATCCGTTAAACGTGTTTTAACTTTTCGTAATGCTTCTGCAGAATTAATATACGATACAAAAAAGTCTCTTAATAACTCCTTATTTTTTATAAAAGGAACAAGACGTGCTTTTATTAACGGATATTTAGTATTAATAAATAATCTTTCTGCAAGATCACTATCTCCAGTTATATTTACTATTTCCAAACGAGTTATATCATCTTTTGCACTAGGATATAACTCTTTTAGTAATTCTGGCTGGTTACTATGAGAAGTAACATATGAATATTGTTCGTGTGGTTCCAAATTCGGAAACCATTCTTTAGATATTTTTGTCATTTTTTTAAAATTGATAAAACTCATAAATTTTTTATTTCCTTTTATTTTCTAATAACTGTATCCAATGGAACTAACTGATTAAGTTTGTCCCAAATTTTTGTCATCCAAATAAGCGTAGGAATTATGATAGGCGACATAGTTGCTAAAATAACCCCAATTTGTTTGACAAATTCTTTTAATGTATTTCTTTTAAAAGAAGACTCTTTTAATGGTTTAACATCTTCTTCAATAGCACGAACTCTTACGCTAACACTAGTAAATTTTTGCTCTAAATCTCTATGAGCTTCTAATAAACCAATTTCTCCGTTTCCATTTAGGAGCTTTTTAATAGATTTAACCTCATCTTTTAATTCTTTTAAAGATTCTAAAATTAACTTAAGCTGTGCATCTTCCATAAAACACCTCAAATTTAGTAGTTAGTCTTTTGAAAAATATGTTTCTGTTGCATTATGTAACGCTTGAAAATCTAAATTATATTCTTTATGTCTGCCAAGAGCAGAAGAAATTATATTCTTAGCTTGTTCAAGAGAAATCCCCATCTGTCTTATTTTTGGATCATCACTAAAATTCCTCAAATAATGTTCCTTTACCGCTTCTAAAAAATTGACAAGACTTGGATATTTCTCATTCATCTTTTTTGTGTTTTCTATCCATTCCAACAAATTAGTAGAAATTTTTCTTATTTTATTAGAACTCATCGAGGCCAATTTTTTGAAATTTATAAAACTGGACATTTAATCACCCTCTATGTTTAAAATATTCTACTTGGCGAAGCCTTTTTTTCGCTTTTTCTTTGGTTTTATATGGCCCACCAAGATTTTTACCTTTTTCACTTTTGACGTAATATCCGCCTTTTTCTTTTACAATTCTACCAAGTTTATCAAAATTAATACTAGAACTTGTCTTATTAGAAGAATTTCCAGGTTTTAAAGGTTTTTGATCTAAAATCATATATTCAAGTTCTATAATAGCATTACTTATCTGATCTAATCCTTTAATTTTTTTCTCTGCTTTAAATTTTGGATCTGTCATCCAATATCCTTTAATTAAATATTCATCATTTCCTTGAGGTACTATCTCAACTTTCATAGAACCTTTAATTTCCATCATAGGCTCTTCCCAAGATGTAGGAAAATCTTTTGCAGAATTCTTAATAATAGATAAAAGTCTAGACTTTGTAGTTAAAAATCCTAGTCCTAAAGATCTATCTATATCCTCATCCGTTTCTTCTGACTCATCTGCTTTATCTGTTTCTTCTGATTCATCATCTTCATCTTCTTCATTAGTTTCAGATATATTTTTTGCTAGATTTTTCTCACGTTTTTCTTCTATAGCTTTTGCAGTTGGAGATTTTGATACATGGTCAATAGCTTGTAAATAGGAAATAGCAGCTTGAACTTGTTCAGAAATTTCTGAATATTTTCCATCTTTTACAGCAGCACGAATATCTTTTAATTCTTTATTAACTTTTCTAAGATCAGATAAAATTTGTTTTACAGTCTGTTCCGGTGTTCGTACTGCTATTCTACGTAACCACATATTTGCAGCTTTTAATTGTTTTAAATAATTATTATTCATGTTCTGAACTCCTATTTGACTTTTTATATCTGTTTTTAAAAAATTTATTATAACAAGAAACACACAAATGCACGAAACCTTTTGGACCTACTACTTTAATAGTCTCGACTGTGAACATACCGCACATTTCACATTTTTCAATTTTCTCTTTGTTCAGTTTTTTCATTATGAAAAAATTATAAAAGAACTTAGAATTACAATTCTATAACTTTGATTTCGTCCGTTGTATTGCCTGACGGTTTAGATTTTATTTCTTCTATTAATTCTTCCAATTCTTTCCTATGTTCCTCTTCTTCCTTAATTAAATGTTCCAATATCTTTTTGACTTCTGGAGAAGCATCCCTAAGTTGTCCACGATATTCGTCAATAGCTGCTTGCTCCAATATGATATCTCTTTTTAAAATTTCATAATCTCTTTCTCTTCCTTCAGGTATTCCAGAAGGAATTTCTAAAGAAGTCGCTGACGAACCTTCTGGAAGAGTTTCTGGAAAAACTTCTTTAGGAACCTCTATAGAAACATCTGGTTGTACTAAAGTAGGATCGGAAGGTGTAAGTCCTACATCTTGGTCCAAACATAAACCGAGTCCTGCACCAGGGCCTAAACCTCTTCCTAATCCTGCAGGACCTAAACCTAAACCTCTTCCTACACCAGGATTTAAACCTCTTCCTACACCAGGACCTAAACCTGCACCAGGACCTAAACCTCTTCCTACACCAGGACCTAACCCGAATCCTGCACCAGGACCCAAACCAAAACCTAAACCTAATTTTTTAAAATTTATAAAACTCATTTTACTCTCCTTTTTTTCAAATTCTATATCTTTACTCGTATCTTTATCTTCAAATTCTTTCAAAATTATCCTAATTCTCTCAATATCATCATCATCTTCAACTTGAATTTTTTCTTTTTCATCTTCTAAAGCATCTTCCAGATTTTTAACAAGCCAAATATATTTATATCTCTGTAAATATTTAAATTTAATATTATCTTCTGATTGTTTTACGTAATCATCTTGTCTATTATCTATAATTTCAGAACCCATCTCTACTATATCTCGTATTGATTTTTCTATTGTATCTATTTTATCTAAGAGCTTTTTAAAAAATAATTTTTTCTTACCTTTATCCCAAGATCTAAGAGTTTCCTTTAAAAGACTAATATCTTTTATCTCACGCTTTATATGTCCAATTTTATCATCAATATTCCTCATAATATCAATTGCTTCGTCTACTGCTGCTGGATATATCTCTTCTACATCAAAATCATCCTCAATAGAAGGGGGTTCTTTTAACCATTTATCGTTAATAATATCATAAACTCCATCACTATTATCACTCTTTGTAAACCCGTCAATTTCAAAATAAACTTCAAGAGGATGTTGAGTTCCAGGTATTATATCTTCATCAATAGCATCTTTCCATTCTTTATTTAATATCTCATCAAGTTCTTCATTAGATTTTACTATTTGACCGTGTCTTCTTAATACATCTTTTATCTTATTCTGATCAAAATGGAAATGAATATCCAAATCTGTCTTATCTGTATATTGATAAGATGTCAAAGAACCTATAAAATATACAGCATTAACTGCACTTAAAATTTCATTTAATGTATATCCTTTACTTCTAAAAAACTTATCTAATTTTTTTAAAATAAAATCTTTAATTCTAGGTTTTAAAATCCCTTGAGTAGTCCAAACTTTACTATCTAGACCACTCCTAGGATAATCAATTATACTACTTAATCTTTTGAAATTTACAAAGCTCATTTTTATTTATTTCAAATTTTGCTTTATTGCTTTAATCTCATTCCAAGTTTCTTCAATGATCCTAAAAGCTATCTCAAATTTAGTTATAAAAGCATTATTACCTGTAGCATTCGCTTGTTTTATTATATAATCTTTTACTATTCCGTATAAAAATTCTATTATTTTTACCATGATTTTCCTCCTTAGAAGAAATTTCTTCCAGTTGGAACGTGACGCCATTTTAACATTTGTGGACTGATAAATAAAGCTTTTAAACTACCAACTCCTCTTGGATTTGGACGAACATTATGTTTAATTTCTTTTCTGAGTGTATTAAAATCTTCTTTTAATTCTTTTAGCCTAGTTTCAAATGCTGCTGATAAATCAGGAGGAGTCCACTGTTGCCCCTGATCTTCAAATTGCATAGCTTTTGCTTTTTCTAAAAGAATTAATTTTGGTAGGACATTAACTAATGTTCCAAGAGTTAATAAATGTTTAAATTCATATGGAATACTTCCATAAGTATATGAGGTAAAAGTCGGAGTTGAATTTATAGCACTCAAAGCTTGATCCATAGCTATTTTATAATTATAAATTGAAATTTGTTCTTGGACTTTATTCATTTTATCATTAAAAATACGTAAATCATCACCGATCATTGATCTGGCTTCTTCAATGACCCTAAGTCCGAAAGGATGTAAATTGGTGATAGCGTCTGAGAGGGCCCCTTCTTGATAGATTGGAGGACTCCCTGAGGGAGCAATGTTTTCTACTGCTGCAACCCAATAAAATAAATCTAAAGCTTGGCCTGCTGACCAAGCTTCTACATCACGATAAACTATAAACTTTTTTCCATCTACAGTTTTATATTCATATGGAGGACGAATTTCACGCACATCGGTATCTCTATAAAGGCGATAATATGCTGCACGTGGATCTTCTTCCCACCATAATGTTACACATAATCTATCTCTAGATAACGTTTCATAATCTGCGTCAAAATTTGTTGGTGCAGGTAACGCCATTTTGAAATTACCCCTATTTTTTCAGTTCTTTTAGCGTTGACACATAATATATTCCAGAATGTACTGGATTTTCTGCTTTCACACGAGCAATCCAATCAAATCCAGTAAAGCTTTCTAAAAGTTCTGGATCATCTTCCAATACTCCAACACCACGATTATTTGGTAACAAAACTTTACTATTTTTAACTAAATATGGTCTTTCTGGAATTTTAGCATATTTATGGAATAATCTAATATTGACGAAACTATTTGTTAATTTAAGTTCTCTAGCATATTTATTTTTTATAGCTTCCCTAATAGCGAAAGGTATATAATAAATAAAAGATTTACGTCCATAATAATTTGGCTTCATTTGAGCATCAAATTTTTTCATTAAAGAAAGAACTTCAGGTTTACCAAAATCAATATTACCTTCCCCTAATTGAGTATAAAGTGCTTTAGCTTGATCAGCTGAAAGATTATTTACCCATTGAGCTGCTAAATTAAAAATATTCTTTTTAATAGCATTAACAATGGCAAGTTCCATTGTATCTAATTGCATTGAGGGTTTATTTACGTGTTTATTGACATCTTTGTTTTGATTTTTGTTTGGATTTTCAGCCATTTTTTACTCCATTTTTGATTTTTTTAGGAGGCCAAGGAAACCCTGGCCTCCACCTGAAAGGAGGTGCTTCTATATAATGAGAAGCGAATCGGGTCATCACGACCCGATAGGTATAAGTCCAATTAGCTATGGAGGTTTAATCGACCTCCATAGCTAAAATATTACAGCTAGTTATTTTGAAATAACTAACTTACTGACGCCCTTCGGGTTAAATACCGACATTCCAATGAGCTCTGTGAACGCCCATCCGAATGAGGTTTCCCAAGGAATATCAGCAGGGATTACTTCAATATCCTGATATACTGGCATCACGCCAACATAGTCAGGATCTGAAGTGCAGAGTACTATATCATGTGGCAATTTCTTTGTCACATAGATATTCTGCCCATGTAACTGAGCTACAAGACCTGTATCTATAACCTGTTTTAAGGTTACAAGATCCAATTCTTGTGTACCCCACTGTTTGATATCTGCATATCTGTAAATTGAAAAGAACATAGATACTGCAAATAAGTCATGCTGTTCAATTTCTCGAGCAAGCTTGACCAAGTCTTTTCTCTGGATATAACCCTGTGAGTTTCCACTTGCAGAAGTGTCAACTACAACTGGAGAGTTAACCAAAGTAGAAGCTGCATTTAACAAGTTTATAATACTTGCGTCTTCAGCTTCCTGCATAAATTGACGTGTACGAACTTGTATACGGTCAATTATGTTAAATCTGCGAATTTTAACCTCACGCAGTTTTATAGTTGGGTTCGCTGCGATTTCAAAAACTGGGACCATGATACGTTCCCCAACTATTTTCGTCTGAGTAATTGCTGACTGGGAAGCAATCGGCTCAGCTGAAATTTCTTCTGTATCACGATCGTAAATCGGAATAGCACCTGGAGCAAGCGGATCAACTTTTAATGCACGTCTCATAACGCCCTTGTATTCTAAGAACGTTTTTAATGGACTGGCCATTGCCTGTCCAATTACTAACCTTACGTTTGGTGATGCAAATTTGTTAATTAGGTGGTTTTTTTCTTCTTCAGAAAATAACGAAGACACTCTCTCATCATAAGTGGGCTGTTCGCTTGCAGTTAAATATTTTGCAATACGATTGATTGCATCCTGTCTATCAAAAGCATTGATGTTGCCATCTCTGCCGAAGGATACATCTGCCCTTCTGTCAAATCCTGTACCTGTTTTAATTATCTGCATAGTTAATTACCTCCACTTATACAAGAGACAATCTCATAAGGAATTGCACAGCTTCTGGTTTCGGCTGTGAATGCCCAAGAGTTGTCTTCGTTTCTGCGTTCCAGTTTGTTGACGGAACTTTTGTAATAAACCCAATTTTTGTTGCATTTGTACTGTCAGAAGTTAAAATACCACCATTTTTTGCATAAATTGGATCACCAACTGAATAACTTACGTAAGGATCATATTGGTCTGATTCATAGATTCCTTCCATGAACCAAACTGTAACTAATTGAGACGCTGCTGTGCTATTGTTGTTAAACATATCTGTTACTATAGCAGCTCCGCCATTCTGTGATGCTGATTTTACATAAGAATAATCAAGTGTTAAGGTTACATTGTATGTACCTGCAGTTGCACCTGTAACATTATGCGTCAATATACCGTCTGCTGACAATGTAAAAGTTGATGTACCATCTAAATTAGGTGTTGAAACAAGTGTCCAAGAAGCTGGTTTTTGAATTGCAGTCTCTATTACAGAATCTTTCGCGATTGTACGACCAAGTGAATATGTTGCTGTTGCATTACCTGATGAATTAACAACCAAAGTATAAGAAATCACCTGGTTCTGAATTTTGGCTGTAACATTATCCGTTTTGTCATCATCTGCTATTCCAAGTGGCTGATAAGTAGCGTCACGATCAGTTGTTGCGACACCACTACCTTTTTTGAACCATAAAAACGTGCCGCGTTCAAATGCTATGCCACTTTCAATTGGAAAGCTAGCCGGTTTGTTAACAGCCATTACTGGTCTGAAAAAACCCATTCGTTCATACCTCCTATTAATTTAAGTATAAAGCCTTTTATTAAGCGGCTTTCCTCTTTTCTTACACGCTCTTTACTCATTTACAAAGCCTTGACCCAGTCAAAGTCAGGCTTTTTCAATTCATAAAGGCCTCAGAAATAAGGACAAAAAAATTATATTAAATCTTCTACTTTCAAAACTGGTTTAGATGATTCCTGTCCAACGTTCAAGCCTTTTAAGTCTACACCCTGAACATCAGTAGGAACTTTACCATCAGAAAGCTCTTCATCAAAGAGCCCTTCTTTAAATGCCTGTTTTAATAAATGCATTGCGTTTGCTAAATGTGCTTTTGTTACTTTACCATTTGGAGCTTTTATATCTTCACCAGACATAGATGCAACGTGTTTTCCATCAATCCAACCTGTCACTATGTTTCCATATTCGTCTGGTCTGTCTAAAGCTGCAACTTTAAATCTACCATCTTCAAGTTCTGACGTTGCTACTATATTTTCAGTTGAATCCATAAACGCTCTAAATGTATCTTCATCCATTTTCATAAAATTATCTACCTGACGATCAAATGCTTCTCTATCCGCTTCTTTGATCAAACCTTTTTTAACCATATTCTGCGTAGCTTCAATTGCAAGCTTCATCCTTGTTGCACCACTCATATAAGCTTCGCTTGCAGAAGCATATACATTATCTGTGTCTTTTGTTAATCTATCATGTTCTTTAAGAATTTGTTTCTGTGTCATTTCCTTTGTTAATTGTTTTGCATATTCAGGACCAAATGCTAATCTATAAACTTCTTCTGCTGACATAACCCCAGTTCCAGCTGCTGTTTTTACTAATTCATTTACAAAGTTAGCAACAAGTTTACCTGTAGGTTTTTTATTTACTAAAGCTTCAAATTGCTTCTTTAATGTTTCCCATGTCATAAACTTTTTACCATCTTGAGTGATGTTTCCTTTGTTATGTTCACCCATCTGATCCAGGCTAAATCCTTTTGTTACATCATAATCGCCTTTGCCTCTATCAGCACCAAGTTTCCTAAGTGCTGCAACAACTGCAGAGGTTTTCTTTTCTTTGCCTTTATCTTCCTTTTCTTCTTTATCTTCTTTTTTCTCTTTCTTTCCTTTTTCCTCTTTTTCTTCTGCCTCTCCTATTTCTTCTGCCTCTCCTATTTCTTCCTCTGCTTCTCCTATTTCTTCTTCTGCTTCTCCTATTTCTTCTTCTGCTTTTCCTATCTCTTCCTCTGCTTCTCCTATTTCATTTTCAATAAGAGGAGTAGTACCTGAATTTGAAGAAAGTACCATATCTACTAACTGATCAACTTTAGCCTGAATTTCTGGGTCAGAAATTGATGCTTTAATTTCTTCTGCAAGTTTATTTGCATCAGGCTGTTCACTCTGGCCTTCCATTGCAAGACCCATATCACTTATAGGTGTAAGTGCTTCTGCTGCATCAGAAATTGCTTCTGGAGCATTATCTTTATCAGTTTCTACTGCTTCCTCAGCATCTTGAATAGCTTCTACTGCTCTTTTAAATAATCTAGAAACTGAAGCTACTTTTGTTAATTTACCAAGACCTTCTTTAAGAGAAGCATAAATATCTTTAAGAGTCTCAAGTTTCACTCTCATATCTGCTTTCTCTTCGGCTGTTTTTATAGAAGACGCGTGTTCTGCAGCAAGTTTATCAAAAGTATCACCAAGTAAATTTCTTGCTGCAGTTTCTAATCCATTTTCTTTGATATCTTCCACAATTAATTTACCAAATTCACCACTCTTTAATTCTGCTAATGCTTCTGGACTAATAGGATGATTGCCTGTGATATCTTCTACAGAAGCGATCACTATTGGAATTCCAGTTGCTTTTTCTGAAATAACCCATGCATTAGATGCGTGTGAAAATTTAACATCTACTTTGTCTGCTGCTCTTAAATACTCTTCTCTCTTCTTCTGCAATTCTTTCGTACGACGTTCCTGTTCGCTCTGACCTTTTTTATTGTCAGCTAATTCTTTATCCAAAACATCATTGTCCCATTGATCGTGTTTTGGAGCATACGATTCTCTAAGATCTTCCGGAGCTTTCGTATTATACTTGTCAGTTCCTGCGGTTTTTGGATAAAGTCTTGTTTCTGGATTAATTCTCTTTTCTGTCTGGCTCATTCTTTTAGCCTCCTCTGATTTAGATTGTTCAACGTATTTTTCGTCTTCTTTAAAAACTTTCTCACCTTGAGGATCTGGTTTTGCTTTATCACCAGTGCCCAAATAATAAGAAGTTTTTAAAACATTTTCGACAAATGCCCCGTAATGAGGAAGACGTTTTTTTAATTCCTCAATTTCCTTTGAAACTGGGTCCATAGTGTCAACCTCCATAGATTTTTGACTAGCTGTTTTTATAGGTAGATTTGCTTCAAGATGACCTATATTTGCTAAAATTATATTTTGGTCTAATGGTGAAAAATCTGAAGCCTTTACTCTAGCCACGGCTTCATCATAAGACATTCCACCACTTTTAACTGTATCTATAAGTGCTCTCTCAAAAATTTCTCTTTCTTTCATAACAGCTTGCTTTTGCATCTGAGCCGCTTCTTCTGGATTAGCAATAGATCTGTTTTCTAAATAATTAAAAATTTGAGTAATCTTATCTTTTAAGTCCATTGTTTTCCTCTAAATTTTGAGTTTTAGTACATTCACACGGATTTTTACCGCATTTAGGACATACATTACTAATACTATTAACCTCACTGGTCTTTACAATTTTACCATCTTTAACATCCATTATCTTTGTGATAATACTGTCACCAACTTTTGTAAATGCCATTTATAAACTCCAATTTACTCGTGGAAAATGTTTAAATTGTTCCGCTAAAGACTCTTCTAAAGTCTCTCCTTGAGATTCATCTACTAAAAATCTAATTAAATCTTCAAACTCTTCGCTAACTCTCAAAAGATCTTCAAAAGCTATCGTAGATTTATCACTTGGCTTTCTTATTTTAATCGCTTTCCAGCCAGTTGGTTTTGGAAAGCTACGTTCTATCGCTACTAGACTCTCTCCATCGTTTGGATGCTCATTATCAAGATAAGGCCCAAAACCTAATCCCTGTTGATTAGGACTAGTAGGCATCTCATCCATTACTTCTGCACGTTTTATAGAATTTATAGTATAACCTATCAATTTAAGACTCCTTTTCAAAAATACACTCTAATATATATTAGGGGTGGGGTGTGGGTGGGGGTATGGGGAAAAATATGAGAAAAAATCAGTTAGGCGGCTCTTTTGAGCCGCCTATAATGCTTATTTATATTTTTTATTTAAAACTTCCAGCATTTCCGCAGCAACGTCCACATTAGGACAAAATATAAAATCCTTTTTTTCTGGAGATAAAATAATACAAGGCATAAATACCGTCGGAGGATGGAACCCTAAATGAGCAGCATATGGATCCAAAAGTTTATAAGTAGAGGTTTGAATAGCCAAACGAGGACGACCTCTATATGAAAAGAGTTCAGCCGCTCCTTCGTGTTTATGGGCTAACATAACGACATCTATATCTTCATACATACCTTCTCGGAGTAGTTTTTTAGCTCCAGCCGTTAGATGTACAGATGATTGACCACGAAAACTATGTCTAGCTAAAATATTATACTGTTGTTTTCCCAGATATAATTCACAACGAACTTCTTCACCACCATAAAATACTCCGTAATCGTCCCACATTTTATTGGACCAATCAATTCCAGTAGCTTTTTTAAGTCTGTTAGAAACGTGATTATCTTTTGTAACAAACAAAATCTTGGCTTTAGGATCTTTTAGCATACTCAAAAGATGCTGTAACATATACAATTGCTGTTTTGGGCTACTAACTGCATTAATAATGGCACCTAGATGCTTTTCGTTAATAAAATTATCAATAGCATCGCCTAAGAAAGCTATAAACATATTTGGTGTTTTTGCTATCACGTTCATATCATGCTGAAGTCGTTTATAGTCTACTCCTTCATGCCCTATATGAAAATCAGATAATGCTGTTATCCCGACATAACGAGGTTTCCATTTGAATTTACAAATAGAATCGGCTTTAAAATTATGCATATAATCTTCAGATAATTCTGAAATATGTTCAAACAGTTTAGCACCTATTTCGGCTGAACTTTTTTTATCTATAAGTATCCTGGTAAAATCTTCAATTTGTTCTTCAGTCTCTCTCTGCTCAATAGATTTAGGTTCTAAAACTGGATCAAATTTTTTCAAATTACGAAGTACATAAACGACGTGCTTCTTTGGAATTTTTAAGACTTCAGAAATAACTTCTGGGGAATTTCCTTTGTTGATAAGAGCCTGAATTGCTCGGACTTCAACTGCGGACAGCTGAGTAGATTTTTTCATTTTCGTTCCTCCTTGGTTTTATTCTATACTGGACGTAGAAGTTGTAAACTGACCCAATAGAACAACCGAAAACTGTGGCGATTTCACGCCATGTCATGGTCTTACGTAAACGGTCAATCAACTCATAGTCCCTATCTGTAAAAAATGGAGTTTTATTTTCTCTAACACGAATTCCATATCTATTTAAAATATAAACAACATATTGTGGTGTTCTTTTTACTATAGAACTAATAACATATGGATCACGAACCCCTTGTTTCCAAAGTGCAAATACTGTAGTTCTAACCTTAGAACCTCTCATTAATGCTACGTTTCCTATTCGTACTGAATTTAGTATTTTTCGGAGTTTAGCATAAACTTTATCTTTAGAGACATTTAGAGTTTTACTTAAAGTTTTAACACTTGGTATATTTTCTACTGAATCCGCCTTAATCCGAGCTCTTAAAATCATTTGTTCTTCAATCTTATCTCTATACAGTTTCACAATTATCTGATAATTATTAAGAGCACGTAAGCCACGAATTCCATATTTTTTCTTAATTTGATCAAAAGTAAGATGATTTTGTAATACATCTTTAGCTACTTTTGTAGCAAACTTATATGGAACTAATTTACTTCCTCCTAACAGAAAACTCAATCGCTGTCTATCTATTTTTGCGATTGAACAGGCTGCTCGTTTTGACTTTCCTTGGGCTAATAAATACAAAGCTTTGTTTAATCGTGAACTCCCAATAACAGGTCCATAAAATGCCATAATCTCCTCCTTTCAGGTTAGAAAAAATTAAGATAAACCTTTATAGAATTCTGCTAATAATTCTAATTGTTGTTCTTCCGGTAAATCAGCCGGAACCTTATGAGTTTTTTTATAAACAAATTTTCTAAAAAGAGGATCTCTATAAAACTGAAGTCCTAATCCTAAAAGATAGTCTATAGGATCAAGCATAGGACCTACTTTACCTGTTTTAACTGTTTTACTATCACCAGATTTTTTTAATGATTCAAGTGTCTTTTTAATATTTTGCATGGTATCCTCCTATTTTATAAATTAATTAATGTATAGTATAATTTAATTTCTACAGTCACTGGGGTCGGATCAGTTGTTCTACTTGGATTAACAGCCCAAATCTTTTGAATACTTCCACTTGTTGGACCCTCAACCATCATCATACGTTCTATACGTATAGGAACAGCAGTAATTGGATCTACTGGATTTGTCGGAGTAGGGTCATTTTCAAACCATAAATATACCGGAGAAGTAACTTCAATAAGCATATAACGAGCTTTACGTCCATTTGGGGCAACTCCAGAAATAGGGGCACTGACATCAAAAATTTTAACTGGTGTGTCTAAAGTCCATGTAGCAGCAGAACTAGGAGCAATAAAAATCCTATCCTTATCATCTATCGGAGTTGAACTATCTGTAAAATTAATCTCTCTGTCTACTGATGGATACGTATCAGTATCTTCCGTAAACGTTACATGATACTTGTGATTAACAATTGCCATTTCTCTTTCCTCCTTATTTTTTAAAAAATTTTAGGTTAATATAACTACCTTTTGATTTTACAATAATAGCCGATTTTGGATCAAATTCCATAATATTATTAACTGGTATAGCAGCTAAACCTGTTTTCTTATGTAAAGAATAAGGAACTCTAATAGAGCCACCAGGATGATAAATTGTAATATCTAACCTGGTCTCATCATTTCTAGTGGGTAATTCTAATTTTACTTTAGGATCTTTCTTTTGAATTAAAAAATTTTCAAGTGCCTTTCTAAGTTCTTGACGCATTTCAGTGACATTCATCTCTTTTCTCCAATTTAGATATATATGAAATCCTCTATTCCCACTAAAATAAACCTGAATGTTATCTAAAATATCATTAAAAGCTTCCTTTAAAAAATCTACTAATTCTTGGGTTAGTTTTTTAGTATCTTCAAATGGTACTTCCGGTCTTGGATCTACATCTACAAGACCAAATTTTTCTTCGTCTTTTAATATTCTATGAACTTCAATAGTTCTACCTGTATTTAATTTATTATTAAAATCTTCAATATTTGAAATAGTAAGAGTTCCATCAGCTGGGTCGTTCTTTCTAATTATATCTCCAGCAGGTGTTCTTATCACAATCATTACTGGTTTATCTTTTAGCTGTTCAACAATTTGATTTGCATACTTATTATAATAATCAAAAACTTGTTGTTCTGTCAATCCTTGCGTATAATATTCATTTGGTTTGAACACTATTGTATCTGGATGTTCTAAAGACGCTTTTTTTAATTTAGCTTTTGCATCTTTATGGTCTTTTATAATCTTTTTAATACGATCTATAATATTTCTTGGCCAGTTTTCATTATATTTAACATTAATGCTACGATCATCTATAAAAACTGAAGCTGTACTAGGTTTTACATTTGTAATTTTATCAAATGGAATATCACGATCACGTAGAAATTTTTCAATTTTTGCTTTATCACCTGGTCTAGTAGTAAGCCTTGCAGTAAAAATTACAATACGATAACCAGCATCGTGTAATTTACGCACCAATTCTACATTTGCTTCAATAGGTTTGCCAAGAAACGGAAATCTATCTTCTATTAAAGTTCCATCTAAATCTATGGCAATTTCAGCTGCCTTGGATATTTTCATATCTACACCTCGCAATGAGTTATTAAAGAAATTCATGACTATTCTCCAGGTGTACCAAATGCTGTTGATTCTGGACCTTCACCGCCACCACCTAAACCTTCTAAGCCACCACCAAGACCTCCAAGTTCTGGTCCGCCTTCTCCTCCTCCACCTAGACCTTCTAAACCTCCTCCCCCACCTAAATCACCCAAACCTCCACCTCCACCTAAACCTCCAAGTCCGCCTCCCAAACCTCCACCTAAACCTCCACCTAAACCTCCTAAACCACCAGCTCCACCTTCTTCTCCTTTAGCCATTGCTTTGGCTTTTTCTTTTTGTGCTTGTTGAGCAATACGTTCTGTCTGAATAAGTTCCTGTTGCTCATCATAATCAAAACCGAGTTCCGTAACAACAGTTCTATCAGAAATAAGTTTTTTCTCTGACTGATTGAGTTCAATAACTTTATTTCTCCAAGCATCATCTTTATTAAAATCCATACGAGACCATTTAATCTGTGGTACATCATATCCACCTTCTTTATTTTTGAAACCATGCATAATAGAAATAGGAAGGAAAAATTTATTCTTAAGCCATCTCTCAATAACATTTCTAAAATAAACATAACGCTTCTGAAGAATTTCATAAGCTACTTGTGCGTTTGCATATGTATTGAAATGTGTACCAATTTTACCATTACGTCTCGTTATAAAAGCACCTGATGGCATTTTAAAACACCATACATAATCTTTATAGCCATCTAGTTTACTTATATGTTCTGCACTAGCTAATCCTGGCGTAACAATATCTGGGGAATTCGTTGAGTAATATACACGCCATAACCCAGAAGTTCCACTATAAGGATCCCATCTCTTAGTTGGCAAATATCCTACCTTTAAAATAAGTTCTTGTATAGAATCAGCCAATTTCTCAGAACAAGTAGAGTACGCATAATAATGCCCTCTCTTCTTATGTGAATAACGAATATGTCTATCTCCAGACATCAATGTTTGTAAAAGTAAACTTAAATATTCTTTCGGCCACATTAAATAGTCTTGTGGAATATATTTAGTATACGAATTTATTTGAACTACATCAAATAATTCTTCTAAATATTCTACTAACTCTTTTGAATAAATAATAAAATCATAGCTTTCCGATCCTTTTGGAGATTTCTCTATGATAGAATAAGTAAATTCCATAGCCTTTAGCGTTTCCTCTATATCTGCAAATGTTTCTGGATTTCTTAATTTACTCTGTGGTATACGTATTTGATAAGTAAAACTATTGGGTCCGTTCTCGTGTTCTGATTTATTATAACTAATATAACCTTCTGAAATAAAATAGCCCAAAAATTTCATCCAAATTTTTGGATCTATAATCTTATCACCAATTACTATAGGTTTTGGTTCAATTGGACTTTCCCATTCTAAATGTCCACAAAATTTATCTCCTAAACGTACCTCTTGTGCAGGAATCTTTATCCATTTACCGTCACGCAAAACGTGCATATTATGGTCTGCAGTTACACAAACATCTATATGCTGAGTTTCAAAATGGATCATATCTTTTTTACCATCATTTAACCAATAATGCCGCTCTTCTGGAAGTTCATAGTCTATTTTATGAGTTTCAGGATCAAAAACTGCTATCCTTTCATTTTCTAAAACTTCCTCATATTTCTTCCATCCATTTTCAGTTAATACTTCCGTTTGACAATCATAACACGGACCATCACCAGATGTCATAGCTTTAGAAGCAAATAAACCTGTCAATACGTTATTTTGTATTTGCTCTAAATATGAATGAACATCTAGAATCTGTCCAGTTGCACCCTTATAATCTACTTCTAATCCTTCGTGTGTTATAATACTAAAATTCGGATCGTTCTGTGCTTCTTCAATAATTCCTTGCCATATTGCTAATTCATCAGAACTTGGATAATATTCTTTATTAACTCCACCAATCTTGAATATCTTTAATGGAGTAATATGGTTTTGAGCAATAACAAATAATACTTCTCTGAATGCATCACGTAACATAAGTTCTTTCCAAACTCTTTGAATAATAGAAGTTCCACGTAAATCGTGTGGAACGGTCTTTTTAAGAATATGAGATATATTTCTTGATGATAATGGAATATTCTCACCTTTTAAAACATATTCCAAAACTCCTCTCGGAATTTGTTCACGCAATACTGCATCCGCTGGGTGTGTAGAAGTAACAATTCTCTTTAATTCAGCATCAGGAATTAAAGTAATAATTGGTTTATCCATAAATATGGTTCTTCGAACTTCCATTAAATCAGGATTAAATATAGTTGCTCTGCTCCACATCATAGTATTTTTATCCCATTCTAAGAACGGAAATGCTTCCCCATAAACCCAATATTCTAACCCAACCCCTAATACTATGTTTAATAAATCTACACGATCAGCTGCACGAATCATTAGACGTTCTAGATCTTTATTTTTTGAAATAATATCAAATCCACCAAGTGGATAATAAGTATGTAAATCAATAATATTCCCAACCCAATAATCTGTTTCATAATAATGCCTGTTGTAGGCGTTCATTGTCTTTCTATCTTTTGGCAACATTAAATTGGATTCTTGGTATAATGGACTGAACGGCTTCATAGCCATACGGCTAACCTGTCCACCACTAAGTGCTACTGGAGGCATACCAACAGAATCCGATCCTGTACCATATCCAAATACTGAAGCTTTACGTGTAAATCCTTGATTGCCTCTTGCAAGTTTCTGTGAAGCTATCTTTTTGTAAAAATTTGACTGTCCTTGAGGAGTAGAACTATTTATATACATATATTAGAACCTCCGGTTGATTATTCACCCATTGTGCGTCTAATGGATCTACTAAGAACTCCTAATGGATTACCCATTTGTGCTCTATATTTTAATTCTTCCAATGAATGCCCAGTTAATAAAGGATATGCTCTAGGACGCATACTTTCTCCACCTACTACAGGTAGATCTGAATGCTCTAAAGCATTAGAATCGTGTAACGCAGCTAAACGTAAAAAATTGATTGCGTGAACTGCATCTACTTTATTTTTCTTTCCTCTTACTTTCTGAAAATGTTTATGGACATGATTATGCGTTTCTTGTAAAGTTATTTCATAGTTCTTAAAATGTTCTATAAATCTTTCTGTATATTGATTTCGAGCAATATGTATTTTATCCTGCTGCATCGCAGAATAAAGCTCTTCTAATGAATAATCTATATTAGCTTTTATAAGACCAGATTTTATTTCTGATTTAGTATCAATTAAAGTAAGCGATGATCCTGGAAGATATTTGCAACGCAAAAATCTAGTAGGAAACTTTGAATATAAACGCAAACATTGATTTTTGCCATATCCACTATCAGCTACACATAATTTAACACGACGCTGCTCCATTAATTGTGCAACTCTATCAGCTTTTTCTATATCATCTTGCATATCTATAACTTCCATATAATTAACAAATAAAACTCCGTTTTCTGTTAATGTACCATCAGCATAAATAGTATAACATTGTGTCGGGTCATCTTCCAAAGCACTCCATCCACCCCAGTCAACTCCAGCATAAACTGGACGAGAAATAGGAATAATAATATTATAAGGCAAATCTCGCTTAAAAGCACGTTCAATAGCTTCTGTCGGAGGTTTTTGAGAAATACCAGCGTAAAATTCTCCTAAAATTTCGTTTTTTAAATATTTCTCAACGTTAATTCCAGCTTCCTGCTTTTCCTTTATGTTTTGGTCCAGTTTTTCTTTAGACTTCCAAGGAACATAAAGCTGTGATAAATGATAACCTATATATAAGGCATTTGGATTACCTAATGGTATCCACTTCCCGTGCGGAATTAGTGCTCTTTTGTCTTCTTCGTGATGGCAATTCGGACATTGAACTTTAAATCCTGTAGTTAATAAATCAAATTTCAATACAAACCAATGTTTACACGATGGACATTGTAAATGATAATAATGCTGAGTTGAACTCTTCCATTTTCTTTCAAAATTAGTCTCTGTATATTTCGGAGTACCTAAAGCTATATCTAAACCCCAAGCAGAATGGCTTAAAACTTCGTCTATATTGCTTTCTGCATTTTCATCAAAATCCTGATACTCATCTTTTATTAACATATCTGCGGAAATACTACGTATCCTATTTCCTTCATCTGATGCTGATTCTAAATAGATAGTAGATCCATTCGAAAACTGTTTCATTTTAACTGTAAACGTTCCTTCAATATCCTCCTGTTTGGCTAAAGGATTTAAAATATCTGGATTACGTTTATATCTTAGTAACGGAGAAATTTTTTCTCCAGAAAATTTCTTCATCTGTTCAAGAGCAGGAGTAACATATAACGTTTTAAAATATGGATATGTCTCTGTAAAATACGCTATAATATTACTCATCGTGGTTGACATCTCAACCTGACGACCTTTTACAATAACCATAGGCTTCTTTATTTTAGGCAAAGTAAATGCTATGGTATAATAAATACCACGAATATAATGGCGAGCATTTTCTAGTTTATCATCTATTAAAGTAAAATGCTTGCCATTTAATTCAAAATTCTTCTCTATAAAATATATTGGGTCTAGTTCTTGGAGCATAGAATTAATGTTTTTTTCTAAATTCCTCTACAAATTTAATTTTTTTATCTTTAGAAGATTGCTTCAAATATTTAATTTCGTCTAAAGATAATTTAAACTTTCCACTTAAATCAGCAATAGCCTCTTCAAAAGAACTATATGTATACGGGTCCTCCATTGCTTCATCTAATAAGGCATCTAAAAAAGCTTTGCGTTTAAGTTGATTAGAATTAGGATCTGATTTTGTTGCTGGTTTAACTCTAGAATACTTTGTGTTAATTCTTTTGATTTCCGACATCTTCTTTTCCTCCTGTTGGTTTTCCAATAAAATTTTGGATATAATTTTTAATGCGTTCTTTTACAGTAAGTTTTTTTGGTTCATTATGTGAAGGACGATTCCTAAATTCAGTATTTAGATATTCATCCTTTGAATCATATTCGTCAATAGGCAAAAGACGGTCAAGTTTAACTGGATTTTCAAATCCTAACGGAGCTGCCATACTTTCTCCGACTGGTGGCCTATTTGATTGATCATTTGTAATTGCTTCACGATTTCCTTTCTTTTCTCTTCTACGTACATCTCTGAGATAAAGATTATAGATATACCTAATTAGAGCCATTTTAGACATAGATTTAGATTTTTTAAGAATGCGTAATCCTGCTTGTACTGAAGTTGTCTTTACTACTATATCCTCTACAATATTGATCAATTCCTCCTGAGATAACTTTGATAAATCTTGATTTTTAGCATATTTCTCAACAATAACATAAAGAGGTTCAAATTTTCTATTTGCTTGACGTAATTTGTCTACAGCAGCCTTAATTTCTGCATTATTTCCTACTTTAATTTTTTTAGTTAATTCCATATGTTCTTCTGCAGTAAGAGGACGACCAACTAAAAACTCTAACTTCTTAAGAAGCAAAGCCTTGGGAGTGAGCAGCATTTAGTAACCCTCCAGTTTATCGTTTGTTAAATTTGGTATTCCAACTCCAAGAGAAGATCCTCCTTCTCCTTGTAAATCTGGATCCATTTGTGTATCTCTATCAGTAACTTGCATCTGGTTAACATAATCCGTATCTTGGTGAGGATTATATTCCTTTTTTCTCAAAGAGTCTAATATTCTTTTTCTGGATTTTCCAGAATATTGTTTTTGAATCTCCCAAAGCTTTTTTAATGAATCAGGATTAACATTCATGTTAATTCCACCGTAACTGGAGTTCCATTGCGAAGTTCTAAACGATATTTTTTACCGTTTACTTTGTCTCGTATAATAATATGAGGAACTTCAATATCAACATTGTCCTCTACTGTTCTAGATTCATCTGTACGAACACTTTTATCATATAAATCTTTAGTTCCGTGTGCTAAGGCTAATTTTTGTTCTTCTATTCCAGCTCCATCTGCTATCTCTGCATTTGTTATAGTTTTATCCATAATCTGTCTACTTCCACGTATTTTAGCATTATATTTAGCCATATTTTCCTCCTATTTAGACTGTATAATAAATTATTAAAGTATCTCCAACTGATGGAGGATCTGAAAATACCACATCAGCACCACTAAGAATATAATCTGTATTATAAGTTAAAACACTTCCGTTTAAAACTACTATGGTCGCTTCTGGTTGTGATGGTGCCTCAGGCAATGTAAATATTATATTAGTTCCATTAATTGCTCCAGTACCATCATATACTTTATGTGTATGATTTGCTCCGCTTTCAATTGCGATAAGCCTATCTGCTAGTGTTGAAAATGTTCCTCCTGGATTTAAACCGAGAGCTTTTTCAATCGCTGTAATAGCATCTAATATTGCTTGAAATGGAATATCTGCAATTGGTGTCCCGGTAGTTATATAAGTAATAGTTACCGAAACAGGTAATGGTGTTGGACCAAATACAATCTGGTTTGATTTATAATAGACTCTAAACTGTCCAGTAGCCGGAATGGCAACAACTTCCACATAACCAGGAATAGACACGCCTCTTAAAATTGGATATGTTGTAAAAACTGTAATTGGAGCTGCCGATGCAGGAATATTAATAACTTCTGTTATCGTATCTCCAGTCTTTTTTACAGGTACAAAACTGTCATAATTTGTAGGGTAACCCATAGTTTTACTCCTTTTTTATAAAGTATACAAAATATCTAATGTTCTGTCAAGAGTCTATTCTTAAAAATTTCGGGATGCTTTAATCTTACATATTCCTCAACAAAAGTCTTGGCTTGGTCCTTTGTTAATTGTGGATTTTCTAGTTGCAAATCTACAAGAGCTTTATGTACATCACGTATCCACCTTCCAGGCGGACTATTAAACATTTCCATTAGTTCATTCCCATCAATAAGAGGTTTATTCAACTGTTCAACCGTAATAGGTTGATGTCTTAACTTTTCTAATCTTTCTTTAAATTCTTGAAATCTAGCTTCGGCTTCTTCATTTCTAACTCCAGAACCTTTTCTATCAGCTTCTGCTAAATCATATATGAAATCTATCAAATGACCAATATCTAATAAGAATCTTCTTAATGATTTATCTCCTTGTTCGCTAGTATACATATGAGGCACCATATGATATTGGATCAATTTACTAACATCTTCTATCATTTCATTTGGAAATTTTAATCTTTGTAATATCTTCCTAGCCATATCAGCACCAACATTGTGATGATTTATAAAATGCACTACTCCTTTTTCTATGGTTCTTGTCAATGGTTTACCAATATCATGTAATAAAGCTGCTAATCTAGAAGTTATTTCTGGAGGAATGTTATCTAATGTTCGCATAATATGTTCAAAAGTAGGTTCCTCAAGATGATATTTAGAAACTTCCATCACTTTCTCTGTATCTTCAAGCTCCGGTATAATGTATTTTAAAAGACCAAGGTCTTTCATTAGCCTGATTGCCCTACTGGGTTTATCTGCTAAAATTATTTTTTTAAGTTCATCAGCAATTCGTTCTTTAGAAATTATATTAAGCCTATCAACATTCCTACGAATACCATCTAAAGTATTTGGATCAATTTTCATATCTTTAGTTATCATAAATCTGATAGCTCTAAGCATTCTTAATGGATCATCTTTGAAAACTGTATCTACATCAGGATTAGCAGATCTTATAACATCGTTTTTTAAATCTTCTAAACCGTGTCCCGTCGGATCTAATACTTGCTTGGTTGCAGGATCATACATTAATGTGTTAATAGTGAAATCTCTTCTTAAAGCATCCTGTTTTATATCTGCTTTAAAAACTTCAGGCTTTCTAGAATCAGGATTATACTTTTCTCCACGTGGCATAACTAATTCTACAGGAATACCATCAATAATCATTTTAGCAACGCCAAATTTTGCAGCCATTGGATCTATATCTGATACTTCTTTTTCAAACGTTACTGCATTTTTTCCAACGTTATTCTGTTCTAAAATAGAAGCAAATTCAACAGCTGGATTATCTCCTGGACCATCTACTAATATATCTAAATCTTTTGGAAAATATCCAGAAACTAAATCTCTAACAAATCCTCCAACTGGATAAATTTTATAGCCAGTTTTTTCTGCAACTCGTTGCATTTTTTCTATGATAGATGCATACGGTTCAGGTATTTCCACATCTGTATTAACTTTTTTAGACATTTTATATAAGGTAAAAGCTTGTTTAATTCCAGATATTATATCCATATTATGGCTCCTTAAATACACTAAAATATACTGTGCACGTATCGGATGAACAATCGTGCTCAGTTCCGTCTCTATTTTGTATAATTATTGTAAATTGCATAGAACCTGGTGTATATAATAGATACGTATCAGGTTGTATTCTATCACGACTTAATTTTGCTTTCCATTGTCCATCAGGAAAATATATTGCAGATTCTGGTGGTAAAGTAACAACTTTTTTACCATTTGATGAATCCATTAAAATAGAACCATGATATACAGTACCAGTAGTTCTCCACCATATATCATATGGAGTAGGTGTTAAAGTAACTGTAACTGTTGGTGTTATAGTTGCTGTTAGAAAAAGTGTAGGAGTAAGAGTCGGAGTAATTGTATTGGTAGCAGTATTTCTAGGTGTAAATGTTTTAGTAACAGTAGGTGTTATTGTAACAGTAGGCGTTATTGTAGGAGTTCCAGGAATTAAATACCACGCATCTCTAAGACTAGAATTAGAGCCAACACCAGCATAACCTCCTTGGATCCACATTCTTCCGTCAAAAATAGTTGCGCCAAATCTGGAACGTCCTGTATAAGTATGATCTGTAATATATTGTGTCCAATTTATTCCATCAGTTGAATACCAAGTATCATTATAATAAGTATTACTACTCTCTCCACCAATTAACCACATTTTATTTTGAAATACTAAAGCTTTTGCATGCTCTCTCTTTCCGAAGGCTGCAGAACTTGTAGCCAATGTCCAGGAAACTCCATCTGATGAATAATATACGTTTTGTGTCCCAGATCCATATGCATAATTTCCGCCAATTAACCATATTTTATTATTATAAACACACGCCGCAGGTGCATATGCATTCTGTCCAAATTCTGCATTTAATGTAACCGTTTCCCAATCTATTCCATTTGAAGAACGAAAAACTGATGCTTGTCCAGCTCCCGTACCAGCATCTCCACCACCAATTACATATATATAGTTATTAAAAACTACAACGCCTGGAGCAGCTACGCCTAATGGTAAACGTGATTCCCATTTAATATTAGATCCAGTTGAAGAATATACAGAATTTGTAAGACCAGAACTATCAACTCCGCCAATCATCCATAGTTTATTATTAAAAGTTGTATAACCAAAAGAATATTTATAACTAAGAGTATTAGATGAACATACAAATTCCCAATCAGAACCATTTGGAGACTTCCGTATATCTTTAAGAAAAATATCATAATTATATCCTAATGCAACAAACATCCATCCTGGTGATCCAATTTCACTTCCATCAATTAATGCATGACCAGATCTGCCTGGTATATCCGAAGATGGTGTAGGAACTTGTACCCAATCATTAAAAGTAACTGGTGTTAAATTTGGAGTCCAAGTTGGTGTAATAGTTGGAGTTATAGTTGGAGTAAAATTATCTGCAATAAAAACATCGTTAATTGGATAATATGTATCAGAATCTGTAGTTCCACCTATTCTAAATAATTTTCCTAATGCAGCAAGCAATCGTTCTCCCCATGTTGGTTTTGGCGCGTGAGCATCATAGGTCCAAGTTAACATAGATCCACCAATACCATAAGTACCAATCATAGTATATGGATATGGATAGGGATAGGGATTACCAGAAAAATAAACTTTATCATTTAAATTTACAGCATTTCCATAAGCCATTGGAGGACCCGGCCAATATTCTGAACCCCAAGTACCAAGAGTGCCACTAACTCCTATTGGAGCATAATAATGTATATTTGTAACATCAATTGCAGATTTTGATAATCCACCATAATAATGTAAATATCCATTATAAACCGAACCACTACCTCCATAACTAAGGAATGGAACAGTATTGGTCCACGAATCAACAATAGTACTTCCACTTACTTTAACATAAGTTATATTAGATGTAGCTGGAGATATATCAGACCCATAAGCAATAGCAGATACAATTTGTGTATTTAAATTACTATCAATCATTATAATCTGTGTATT